TAATCAATAAAGATAATATCTGGTACAAAATTCTTCTTCAATCTCAATTCATTTAATAATGATCTAAAATGTCCAGCATGTGCAGATGCGGTAGGATATTCCTTGATAATTAATTTACCATGAACTTTTGATTTTATAGCATTAAATTTTATGTCATAATCTTCACGTGAAATAGCATGTAAATCATCTATTTTAATATTCAATAAATTAGCATCAATACGTTCAGCAATTCGTTCTTCTGCCATTTCCATTGTAATATACAAAACATTTGTACCATTACTTATACAGGAAGCTGCCATATGACACATAAACAAACTTTTGCCAGCACCAGTTCCAGCTAAACAAATATTCAGTGTTTTATTTGGTAATCCACCTTTTGTAATCTTATTAAAAAATTCTAAATCAAAAGGTATCTTTTTCTCTTTTTTATGATAAAAATCATATCTAGAATCATGTTGTTCTATATAATCATGACCAACATTATTGTCAAAAGAAACTCCTAAAGCATCAGATAATAATTCAGGAATTTGTCCTTTTGTTTTTGTTTTAGATTTATTATCAAGAATAGAAACTGATTCCATGATTGCATTATAAATTGCACGATCTTGGCAAAACTTTTCAGTTTGTTTAGTTAACCATTCAAGAGGCGTTTGTTCATCTTTATTTTTATGAATATCTTCCAATAATTGATTAATATTTTTTAATTGTTCTTCAGTTACATTTTTTCTTTCACTGAAATCAATAATAAGGGCTTCATATGTTGGTAGATTCTTATATTTGTTGATATAAGATTCTACTTCCATAAAAATTAATTTCTCTGTATAATCAGTAAAGTAATCTCCAGATATAAATGGTAAAACTTTTCGAGTGTATTCTTCATTATAAATCAAATTTTTCAAAATTGTTTGTTCAAGTCTCATTATTCACCAATATTGTTGTTAATATATCACCAACAAGTATATCAAAATTTTTATCGATTGTCAATTCATTCTCTGATATATTATTGGTTTGATATAATTCATAATTATAGGATAATTTTGGTATATTATCTTCTTCCGAAAATTTAACTGTAGTATAAAAATAAATGATCCCACTGTATTTACCTTTTAAAAGATGAATACCTGTGAGATCACTATCAGGAAAATCGTAAAATTCGTAATCGATACCTTCTTTTGGTTCTTTATTTTTCCAAAACTTGGGTATCAACATTTTCAATTTTCTCAAGAATATTACCATATGCTATACTATACTTTTGTTTGATATATTCTTTGAAATCTTCATTTTCTAAGATATCATTCCAAAAAATAGCAGTATGAGTATCTGCAAGTCTTAGTTTTTGACCGATTTCTCCAGTTTCCCTATTTACTTTTGTATACCAACCATTTGATGGTTTAGTAACAAATCCTGCTTCAAGAGCAATCTCAAGTAAACCAGAATATTTTTGAATACCACCTTCAAAAAGTACAGTAAATGGAAATTTGGATTTTTCTTTTACAAACCTAGATTTTTCTATATTAATAGAAAAATTATATCCAAGAAGTTCAGAACCATCCTTTTCTTGTGCTTTACCAATAATCAAAACTTGATTAGCAGAATACATACCACCTGTTCCACCACTCATAACTGCTTTTGAATATATTTCCATTGTTTGATATGTATGATTAATAGCAATACATGGAATATCTTTGGTTGTCAAATGTGGAGTAACTATTCTCCAAAGAGATTTCATGGTTTTTGCACGTGACATATCAGCAACAGCTTTTTCTTCTAATGCATCATCCGCTTCTTTTTTCGATGCTAGATTACCAACAGAATCAATGAAAATAACAACCTTTTCACCACGTTCTATTTCATTTAATCTTTTTGAAATATCAAATTTGAGTTGTTCTAAATGTTCTATTGGTATATGTAAAACACGACTAGTATCAATTCCAATAGTTGAGATATATTTTGGTGTTATACCAAATTCAGAATCATAAAATAGACATACAGCATCTTTATACTTTGACATATATGCCTTTACTAAAACTAAACCCAACATCGATTTAAAATTTCTAGAAGGACCAGCAATAAATGTCAAACCCGAAGATAAACCAGAATTTAAATTTGCAGATAAAGCAATATTAATTATAGGGATATCAGTAGGAATTGATTCTTTTTCATTAAATAGAAATGAATCACATAACAATTCTGTTGTTTTAACAGAACCAGATTTTTTCATCTTCTCTAACAAATTCATATAATTTCTCCTTTTATGTTTGGCTGATTATTTTTACATGGGGGACTATCCCATAAATATTATTTATCTAATCCCATTTCACGACGAATATTGGTACCACTGATAGAAGTAATACTTTCTTCAAATGTTTCTTCACCACTTGTATATCCAACACCCCTTCCCCATCCTATGTGAACAATATTAGGAACAACTTGTATTTGATATTGCCCTTGATATAATGGATCTAAATCGCGTTTGATACGATTTTTCACTTCATCTAAACCAAATGGATTTGAATCTTGCCATCCTTGAACATCACGTATTTGGATAACTACTTGTCCAGTTCGTTTAAGTAAACGCTCAAATAATGTACGATGACCTAAATGCCATGGTTGCCAACGACCTAACATTTGTACCGTTTCTTTTTTATTGTCCCAAATTGGACGCCTACGATTATTTAAAATATGTTCTCCAACAAAAGGAACCCATTTTTCAGCATTTTGTTCTGTAATACGAAAATCATATAAATCTGGTGCAACAAACGCTTTATTAGTATCATCAAAACGCCCAAAATCAATACTATCCATCCAGATTGTCCAATCTGCTTTAAAATTGTGTCGCATTTCAGGTAATGGTGCTACAAAATCACATATTACAAAATCACCAGTACAATTCATAGAAAATTCCAACATACGGAGACTTTGACGTATTCTACCATCTCTACTAAAATCCCAATCATTATATTTTCTTCTAATATCATCTGCATTAAACCAATCCACTTTTGCTTGCCATTTGGATGGCAATCTTTCTAAATTTACTGAACGATCCATTGGCATATGAAAAAAACATGAAAAACTTTCTAAGTATTTTTTTAATCTCTCAGCAAAATAAGTTTTACCACTACCTGGTAAACCCATAATTAAAATACGTTGTGTCATATAATACTCCTATTTAAAAAAACTATCTAATGTATTACACTTTTCATGTGACCATCCAATACAATCTAAAATAATCTTGATTGGATAAAGAAATGACTTTTCAAATTGTTTATCATAATCAATATATTCATTAAGACCAAACTCTGGAGGTAATCTTGAAGGATAGGATATTACAGTATCTTTAAAAGGATTTGGCTGTTTCAAGTATGTAAATTTTATTTTTTCACCTTCTTGAATCAATGGATATTTCTTTTGCAATTTCTTTTCTTTTATAAAATGATTATAAAGAATAGAACCCTTTACATGAATCGGTGTACCTTTTTTATATAATATTTTACTATCATTATATTCTCGAATGCCATTGACACCACGCGGAAACGATATTTCTTCTGGTGGTAAATTCTTAAATTGTTCCTTAAAATTCTTTAAGAATTGTTGTACATCATCTTCATTACCATTCAAAATTATTTTAATTGTTTCAGACATTTTCTCACGAATAGCAGCAGGTGTTGAAGATTTAACCATTTCAAGACCCATCACCTTCATTTCCGGTTCAGAATATTCAACACCTTCATTATTATATACATTAAGTATATATCGTTTCTTTGCTGTCCAAATTCCTTTATTAGCAAGTGCTTCACGTTTCATTTGCATTTTTTGTGAATATGCATGAACATAATCAGAAAGTTCTTTATAACTTTTATCAATAAACTGTTGAATCTTATCTTGACATATTTTGTCCATAAATCTGATTGTTTTCGAAATTTCCTGTTTTTCCGAGATAATTTTATTAACAAGAGGGCCAAGATTAAGATAAATTGAATCCGTATCCGCAGCAATGACATAATCAATATCCGTTTTTAGCAAATTGTTCATAAATAAATTTAGTTTGTTTTCAATCCATCTAATCGATAATTGACCAGCAAGAGTAACAGCAAGTGCAATTCTCAAATCATAAAACCTAAAATATTGACTACCAAGTGCTCCATATGCAGAATTTAGTCCGACTTTCTTAGCTAATTGTAGATTCTTATATCTAGAGATAAGTTTTTTTAAATCATATTTTTCTTTATCTGTTTTAGCTATTTCATATTTCTTTTGTGCATCAATCATCATATTCTTAAATTTCTTACGATCTTCATACATTTCTTCCAGAATTTTTGGGAGAAAACCTACTTTATCTGTTCTAAAAAATTGACCATTAGGTGTAAGTGTAACACCAGTTAATTTAGATAAATCAATCTGTTTATTTAACATCTTTTCAACATTGACACCTTGACTGATAATTTGTCGCATTTCATGTGTATAATCTTCAGGTTCAATTAATGTTTCAGGTGAAAGATTATATTGCATCATCAAATGTGGATAAAGTGAATTCAAATCGAAACTTGCGATCCAATGATGCATACCAACTTGCGGATCTTTAACATATGCACCCTCAAATGCTGAATCCTTTTTACTGATTTTCATTGGTGGTACAATAATATTTTGTTTCAAAAGATAACAATATGTTAATGAATCCCACATTCTTGTTTGTGTAAATACATCGGTAAAATTGCTTTTTGTATCGTATGCAATACTTAAAGCTAACTCAAATAATTTTAGTTTATCATCGAGTTCTAAGACCAAATCCATATCACGAATATTATATTCAATAAATTTTTGAAAATTTAATTTATATAATTGATGTAAATTGTCATATTCATCATAGGATAATTTTCTTTTACCCAATTCGACATTAGCAATATTATCTAATCGATAAGATTCTTGGGATTTACCTTCAGGAGCATACCATTTATAAAGTTCCAAATAATCTAGTGTTGATATGCCTAATAATTCATAGGATACCTGTTCTTTATTCATCATGAACACTTTACGTTCGCTAATAATGAACCAAGGTGATAATTTTTTGACTTCTTTTTCACCAAGAATCTTAGTAAATCGATTAATGATAAATGGTATATCAAAGAATTTTATATTCCAACCACTAATAATATCTGGTGGATTTTCTGCCCACATTTGAAGAAATTTTTTACATAAATCATATTCATCTTTACATTTTATATAAACAACATTTTCGTCATTATTATTTACAAAATTACCACAAGCAAATACATGAGTTTTTTCTTTTATATCAAACTTTATTGATATTGCAGTAATTGGTTCAATAGCAAGATATGGATCAGGAAAACCATTTTCGGATCCAGTTTCAATATCAAATATTGCAATACGCATTTTTTCGATATCATATTCTATATCATCAGAGAATTCATCTGCAATAAATGCATATTCATATCGTGTATTACCATAAATTTTGAAGTTGTTTACATCTTTATAACTGTTTACAAAATTTCTGGCAGCATTAATATCTTCAAACTTCATACGTTCAAGATATTCACCATGAAGTGATTTATATTCTGATGCTTTATTAGAGGATAAAAATAATGAAGGCGCATAAGAAATTTTCATCTTGATGCGCCTGTCATCTTTTACACCTCTGTAAAGAATGTTGTTTCCAACACTCAAGACATTGGTATAAAAGTTCATTTTAAAAGAGATTCTGCTGTTGCTATTTGTATGCCTGAACCAAAATATCTGTTATATTGATTTATTAATTCAAGTTTTGGTGTTGTAATTGTAAGAACTTCTGTCATATCAATAGTAATTCCAGTTTCAAATTCTTCACTCATTTCTAGAAATGGACTAAATCCAATTGCTATTTGTCCAGATTGTTGTTGTGACATAACAACAGCAGGTTTCTTGATGATTACCTTAGAATCCTGTTGTTCAACATCAGAAATGATATTCATACCCAATTTTAATGTCAAAAGTTTAATCATTAATAGTTACCTCATAAGAGGGATCAAGAACTGTAAGTGTAACCCATTTCTTAGGAAAAAGCATTTCACGACCACTGAAATCATTCATATCATAATTGGGATCATCAATTAACCCAATTAATTCGATCTGATTATCATAATCACGATAAAAAAGATCATATGAAATAGCTTTAGTCAAGCCAGTTTTTTCTGCAATATTTTTTGCAATTTTCCATGTTTGAATTTGATTCATCAATTACTCCAATATTAAAAATATAATTATACTAAACAATCAACTTAATGTCAAGAGATTGGAGAGGTAAATTTAATTACCTCTCCATTATTACCACAATTAATCAGCTAAAAATTTCTTTGTTGCCGATAAATTAGTTGGTTTACCAATTTGAATTTTTAAAGGTTTTTGTTCTTCTGGAATAACGTTTTCCAACGATATTTGAAGAATTCCATTTTCAAAAGTGGCATTCCTGATAACTACAGTATCCGCCAATTTAAAAGTTTTTGTGAATGATCTTGTACCAATTCCTTTGTACAAGTAATTAACATCTGAAGATTTTTCACCTTTAGAATTAGCTTTTACTGTTAATACACCTTTTTCACGTGTAATATCAATATCTTCTTGTTTAAAACCAGCAATAGCCATTTCAATAATATAGTTAGTATCATTCAAACTAATAATATTGTGAGGTGGATACTTATCTACAGTTAATTTTGATGAATCAAATACTGATTCCAATTCATCAAAAATTCTGTCAAAACCTACAGTTTGATAATAAAGTGGTGCAAAAGATAAACGTCCTAATGTCATAATAGTCTCCTTTTTTATTTAAGCAAGTTTAAAAATAGTGATCCCGAAGGC